GGAAGACGCCCTCACCCAAGCGCGGTGCGCCCGCATCCTTCGCAAAACCGACTGGAACCCCCTGACTGGAGACCCAATCCTATGGACGCCACCAAAAGCATCATAACCCAGCCGAACCACTACGCTCGGTACACCGTCGAGCCCATCGAGTTTATCATGAAGAATGATCTCGATTTCGCTACTGGCAACATCGTCAAGTACGCCCTCCGTAGCGCTGGGTCTGAGCCCAAACAGTACGAGGGTATGACGCCGGTCGAGAGTGCCATCACAGATCTGGAGAAGGTCCGTCGGTACGCCGAGATGCGGATCAACATGCTCAAGGGTGGTGACATTCTCTGACATGATCGACGATCTCATCAAACTGGCGTTCACCGCCGCACTCATGGCTCCGTTCATCATCGTCGGCACCGGCGTGGTCTTCGGCCTGACACTAGCAATAACCAACACGATGCTCGGCGTGGTCCTCGGGATCCTCGAGTTGTTCTCTGAGCGGGAGGACTAGGGACTGATGTACCATCTTTCCAAGAGGGAACAGGTCGAAGCGTTCACCAAGGCCATGGGCCAAGCGTTCAACCAAGAGCCATCTCGAGACGTCGCTGAGCTGCGTCAGAAGCTGATCATGGAGGAGGCCGCTGAGGTCTTCGACGAGCTGGACCGAGAGGTCATCAACAAGGTGGCTCTGACCAAGGAGCTGGCAGACCTACTCTACGTGGTCTACGGCACCGCCGTGGCCTTCGGGCTGCCAATCGACCCTGCGTTCAACAGGGTCCACAAGTCCAACATGTCGAAGCTCGACACGGACTACAAACCAATCAAAGACGAAGACGGAAAGGTACTGAAGGGGCCGTACTACAAGCCTCCCCACCTCGACGATCTATTCAAATGACCAACCAAGAGGGAGCCATCGTGCTCCCTTTTTTTGCACAACCTAGGATATGACATGACATTCAAGGACACCCGTGCTGAGATCGTCCACAGGCGCACGTACTCTCGGCCCGTCAACGAGGAGCTCGGTATTTTCGAGAGCCTCGACGACACCACCAACCGCATCATCGAACACCAACAGTGGCTGTGGGAACGAGCCCTAGGCCGACAGCTCCACGAAGAAGAGCTGGATGAGCTCGATGAGCTGTATGAGATCTTCTACAACCTCGAGGCCAGCCCCAGCGGTCGCACACGCTGGCTGGGCGGCACTGACGTCGCCAAGACACGTGAGGCCAGCCAATTTAACTGCTCGTTCAACACAGTGCGCACCCCTTCTGACGTGGTCGATGCCTTCTGGCTCCTGTTGCAGGGCTGCGGCGTTGGGTTCAAGCCCGAGACCGGCGTTCTCCGAGGGTTTCACAGGCCGGTAACGGTGACCACCATCCGCTCCAAGCGTCTGAAGAAAGGTGGCCGCGAGAACACGTGTCTCGACCGTCTGGTCAAGGGCGAGTACCGGCTGACCATCGGGGACAGCGCCGAGGGCTGGGCGAAGTCCGTAGGTAAACTGCTGACACTCCCGGCTGACACCAAGCGGCTAGAGCTGGACTTCTCTGCCATTCGTCCCGGCGGCCAGCGTCTCGAGGGCTATGGCTGGATCAGCTCCGGGGACGCCACGCTGGCTGATGCGTACCAAAAGATCTGCGACATCCTAAACCTTCGGCACGGAAACCTGCTGGACGAGATCGACATCCTCGATGTCATGAACCTGCTCGGGACAACCCTGAGCTCCCGACGGTCTGCTGAGATCGCTCTGCTGGACATCAACAACGACAAGGTCCACGAGTTCATCGACGCCAAAAAAGATCACTGGGTCAACAGACCTTGGCGGGGTCAGTCGAACAACTCAGTGGTCTTCTGGTCCAAGCCCTCGCGGCTCGAGCTGGAGGGTGTCTTCGCCAAGATGATCGAGGCCGGGGGATCAGAGCCCGGGTTCATCAACGGTGCCGCCGCTAAGCGTCGAGCCCCATGGTTCAAGGGCGTCAACCCATGCGCAGAAATCATGCTCGGGGACAGCTCGTTCTGTAACCTTGTCGAGATCGACATCAGCAAGTTCGGTCTGCACAACCCACGGATCCTCAAGGTCATGCGACTGGTCGCACGGGCCAACTACCGGCAGACCTGTGTGGACTTCCGTGACGGCATTCTGCAACCCGGGTGGCACGAGAGTAACGACTACCTTCGCCTGATGGGCGTCGGCATCACCGGCATCGCTGCTGCGAACCCGTCGAAAGAGTATCTTCAGGCCCTCCGTGCGGCTGCGCATGATGCAGCTCGTGAGATGGCTGATGAGCTCGGGACGCCCTACTCCAAGGCCGTCACAACGATCAAACCCAGCGGAACCCTCAGCAAGATCATGAGCACAACCGAGGGGGTCCACAAGCCTCTCGGGAAGTACCTGATCAACAACGTCAAGTTCTCAGTCAACGACCCTCTGGTCCCACGACTACAGGCAGCAGGCTATCGCCACTTCGCGGACCCCTACGCCCCTGAGGACGCCCTGATCTTCTCGTTTCCAGTCAAGTGGGACACGGTCGAGTTCGAAGAGGTGGACGGCAAGCACGTCAATCTCGACACGGCTGTAGATCAGCTCGAGACCTACAAGATGATGATGGGCCACTACGTCGATCACAACTGCTCGGTCACGATCTCCTACGACCCCAAAGAGCTCAACGAGATCATCAACTGGCTGCTGGAAAACTGGGACACCTACGTCGGCGTGAGCTGGATCTTCCGTAACGATCCCACCAAAACCGCAGAGGACTTGGGCTACCCGTACCTGCCTCAGGAAGTCATCACCGAAGAGGAGTACGAGGCCTACGTGGCGGAGCTGAATGAGGTCGATCTGACCCATACAGACATCATGGAGGACCCTGAAGACCCCTCGTGTGCAACCGGCGCTTGTCCGGTGCGATAGAAATCCGGTCATATAAGAAGCACGGTCAAATGAATGAACCTTACATAACCAAAGAATTGTTGGATTACCTTGAGACAACCTTCCCCAACCAGCTTCCATCGCAAGGTGATGTTGAGCTTGGGGAGATCAGGCGTCTCCAAGGTGTCCAGCACGTCATCCACGTTCTGAGAGAGCTGTACCGCAGCCAACAGAACCTGCAAGAGGACTGATATACATGGCGCTCCCCCTTGCTGGCATCGCCGCAAACATGCTGATCGGTGCCGCAATAGGTGGCGTTGGTCTCCTCATGGGCAGCGGTGGTGGCCGTAACAACAACGGAAACAGCGCAGCCTCGAGAGGGACTGGAGGCATCACCGCCTACGGTGGTGGCAACAACTTCCTTCAGGACCCTCAAGGCTACGTGAACCGCCCCATGGCAAACCCCGCGATGTTCTCGGGTGCTGCCCTAGGTAACCCTATGCCACCCTCGGTGGCTCAGACGGTGCAGGTGTCTCAGCCTGCTGCTGCTTCCCGGGAGCCTCTGGCCAGACCAGAGACCCGGGCGGAAGAGGCAGACCGGGTGGCGCAGGAGATCCAACGTCTCCCTGTGTTCACCCCCACCGCACCCACGCTCAGCACAGCGACCTACGATAGCACCCGTCGAGCCGACGTCCAGAAGACCAAGGCCGGTGAGCAGATGCTTCGCAACCCTCTGGCGATAGACCGGGATCAGGCCGCAGCAACCATCAAGAGCAACCTCCCCACAATCGGGGTCTCGGCCTCAGGCACTAGCATTGCCAACACGAGCCCAAGCCCTATAGCCAAGAGAGGCTCACGCTAAAAATGCATGAAGCAGGCGGCTGCAAAGCTACATACAGCAAGCTCGAGGGGCATCGTCATGTCTACCTCGACCGCGCTCGTGCGTTTGCGTCTGTGACCATCCCCTCGATCTTACTCGAGGAGGGACACAACGAGAGCACGAGGATCTCCACGCCTTATAGTTCAGTAGCCGCTATCGGCGTCCAGAACTTGGCGTCCAAACTACAGATGGCGCTCTTCCCGCCCAACCAGAGTTTCTTCAAGCTCGACGTTGACCGCTACACGCTCATGGAGCTGACCGGCGGTGACCCGACGCGAAGAGCCGAGGTGGACGAACAGCTTAGCCATATCGAACATGCGGTCATGTCGGAGCTCGAGCAGGAGGCCATGAGGGCCCCGCTTTACGAGGCACTCCGGCACCTGATCGTCACTGGTAACTACCTGCTCCACGTGGGCAAGGAAGGTATCAAGGGTTTCCCTCTGGAGAAGTTCGTCTGCACGAGAGACCCTGAGGGTCGCGTGAAGATGGTCCTCATCAAGGAAAGCTTCAACGTAGAGACCCTCGATGATGATGTCCTACAGCTCGCCGGGTTCTCCCCCGACGACGCAGGTGGCGACAGCAAACCCATCGACATCTACACCAAGTTCTATCGTGACGGTAAGCGCTGGCGCACCTACCAAGAAGTGAACGGGGTGCTGATCCCGGGCACTGAGGGATCCTACCCCATCGACGAGCCTCCCTTCATGCCCCTGCGGTGGACTGCCGTTGCAGGAGAGCACTACGGGCGGGCACACGTCGAGAGTTTCTATGGTGACGTGAGAGCGCTTGAGGGCCTGACCAAGAGCATCGTGGATGCAGCAACTGCGTCTGCCCGCCTCCTCGTCATGGTCAACCCAACCGGCGTAACCCGTAAAGAGCAGGTGGCCAAAGCACAAAACGGTGCAGTGATCACCGGCAACGCTGATGATGTCCAGTTCATGCAGACCCAGAAGTCTGGTGACATGGCCGTGGCACTCCAGCAAGTCCAGCGTCTCGAGATGCGTATCGCCCAAGCCTTCCTGTCTGAACAGGGTGCCTTGCGTGATGGTGAGCGTGTCACGGCTGAGGAAGTACGGATGCGGGCACAGCAGCTCGAGAACACCTTGGGTGGTGTCTACTCGGTCCTGAGCACTGAACTCCAGCTCCCTCTGGTCAAGCGGCTGATGTCTCAGATGACCAAGGCCAAGAAGCTCCCGGCTCTTCCGAAAGACGTGGTGGCACCTACGGTGGTCACCGGTCTCGACGCACTGGGCCGTGGACACGACCTCAACAAGTACATGCAGCTCCTCCAAGCCATCGCACCTATGGGCCCTGAAGCCCTCGGACGGGTGAACATCGGTGATCTGGTGAAGCGCGTAGGTGTGTCTCTGGGTCTCGAAATGGACGGCCTGATCTTCACCGAACAACAAATCCAACAGCAGCAGGCTCAGGCCATGGAACAGCAAGCACAAACAATGATGATGCAGGCTGGAGCCAACAACCTCAACGCCGCCGCTGGGCAACAACAATAAAAAAGGATCGCTAACTGATGAGCACTGAAGCTGTATCTGTAGCAACCGACACCCCTACCCCTGAGCCCTCTATGGAAGAGCAACTGGCCAACGCCGGTCTCGACCCTGAGGGCAACCCGCTCAACGCTCAGAACGCTGAGCAACCCCTGCTCGGTAAGTTCCAGACCGTTGAGGACCTCGCGAAGGCCTACTCGGAACTCGAGAAGAAGATGGGCTCATTGGGTGGCACCGGGGATCCTGCAAAGACGAAAGACCTCTCCATCAACGGCAAGACCGCTGAGGGTAACGACGAGGACGACGCTACCACCACTGAGCACGACGTGGACATGGATGCCCTTCTGGCAGCCGGTACGATTAGCCAAGAGATCTACGACACCTTCGTCGCCGGTCAGGAGGCTGCTGTCACCACGTTCAACAATGCGGTCTATGAGGCCGCTGGTGGAGCTGACAACTACAACGCCATGATCGAGTGGGCGGCAGACAACCTGCCCGAGGCCGAGATTGACGTCTTCAACAACCTCCTCAACGACGGCAACCTGTCGGCTGTAGGTCTGGCCATTTCCGGGATGCAGGCAAAGATGTCTGCCGCTGGGGCCAACGAGCCTGCCCGCACGGTAGCCGGTGGTGAACCCGCGTCACTCGACGCCTTCAATAGTTGGGCTGAGGTCCACGAGGCTATGGCCGACCCGCGCTACTCCAAAGACCCGCACTTCAACCAGCAGGTCGTCGAGAAGCTGGGCCGCAGTAAGCTGTAGCCCGCACCATGGAACTCAACACAGGGCCATGGAAGTACAGCGAGTTTGACCGAGGCATCCCAGCTTCGGTCAGGCTCAGGAACATCGGAGCCATCGGAGCATCCAGAGACAATCACGAAGCAAGATTTGGCGCACTCGGCAGCCAAGAACTCCCGGCTTCTGATGGTTCCCGATTGCCCACCCCAGCGTTCAGGCATGTCTATGGCGGCGCTGCGTATTGGGGGCACTACGTCTTTCGACGAGCGTCCCTCAAGCCGGGGGCAACATCGATTGAGCATATCATGCAGGCCTACCAGACGGGCCACTCGGACACCTACGGTGACACTGTAGCCCGAGACAGTGGCCTTGGACGCTATGAGGTCATCGACGTCTGGC